TCACGGCGCCGTCGATGGACACGTTCTCGGTGACACCCATCACCACGAAGTTGCTCGTCGCGGTGTTGCTGACGAGCTGCGTTATGACGCCCGTGGCGTCGTGGCACTCGATCTCCCACGTCTGCGATTTGAATCCGGTATCGAAGGCGCGATAGCCGACCGTGCCGGTGCCGACGTTGCTACGGTTGGACACGTCGACGACCTCGGCCTCCTCGGTGTACGTGGCCGAGATGACGTCGGTGCCGAACGGTGGGGCGCTCGCCGCCTTGAAGCCGAGGGTGATCGCCATGGTGGTCTCCGGTCAGGTCTGGGTCTTGTATCGCTGGGCGCTGACGGTGTACGTGATGATGCCGTCGATCGGCTGCGACTGGGCCACGTTCGTCACGACGAATTCGACGGCGTTGCCAGTCGTCGTGCCGGTGAGCGTGAACGTCTGGCCGACGTCCTTGCCCGGGTCGTCGACGCACTCTACCTCGATGGTCTGTTCGACCATGGCCTTGACGAAGGTCCGAAACGTGTCACCGAACTTGGTGACGTCGACCTCGTTTGCGGTGTTGTTCACGGTGATCGATCGGGCATTCGACAGGCCCGAGATCGTGACGTCCTTGCCGAGGGTGACGGCCATGTGCGGCTCCTGCTGGTGTCACTGGCAGGGTACGGGCAGGCGACGCGGCTGCCGCAGGGGGTGTGGACGGTTAGGCCGCGCGGATGGTGTCGCGGAACCGCGTAAAAATGCGGGCCACGACCTTCTGCACGCCGGCAGCGCCCTGCATGAACGGCCGCTTGGGATAGCTCACTGACCGCGTGATCGTGGTCTTGTCCCAGTTGCTGGCACCACGAAATCCTTTGTGAGTCCACAGGATCGCGCCATAGTCGTAGTCGCCGCTGGCACGTCTCGGGATCGGCTTGCCGGCATCACGCGCATCCTTCGCACGCCTGGCGGCGCCAACGCCGATCCGCCACGCCGTCAGCGTCAGGGACCCGCCAAACTCGTGCAGCCGGCCAAGCCAGTCGGACTTAAGTGTGCCGATGACGACGCTGCGTGTAGTCCCGTCCCAGTAGTACATGATGTCGTTGTAGAGCCAGCGCTTTGGCGCCCACGACTTTGGCGGCTTGCCGGCTGGCCGCGGCTTGCCGCTGCCAAGCATCGTGAGGTCTCGGTACAGGCCGTTCATGAACTCGACGACTGCCCCGGCCTTGACCTCACGCTGCCCGGCCTTGGTCCGCTTGGGTGCGTTTTGACCGATGCCTTTTTTCGACGCCTGGCGGATGTCCATGCCGGCCTTTTTGAGAGCCTCGTAGTTGGCTCGCTCGAGCAGCCGGCGCACCTTGGACCGGTCGAAAAACTGCCCCTTGACCCGCGCGGTGATCGCACGCTGGCTCGCGGTCGCGGCCGACACTGGCCGGCGGTTTCCGCCACGTCTGCCGGCCATCAGCGGAAAGTCCTGTAGGTGGCCGTGATCACAGCCCGCCAGACGTTGCGGTCGTGCAGTGCGTCGTCCGGGTTGACCTCGATCGCGACCTCGACAGGCGTGGTCACGCCGCTTGGCCAGACGACCGCCTGGTCCCAGCTGTGTGCCCGGATCGCGTCCGCGATCTCCTCGGCCAGGTCCAGCATGTCGTCGGCCATCTCGTCCGACGGCGTGTGCCGGCCGACGAAGACGGTCGCCTGGTAGTCGTACTGGTGGTGCGTGCGGTCGACTCGCTCGATCGTCAACGTGCCCGGCATGACCGCGATCACCGGGTCGACCATCTCCTCGATGGTGTAGTCCGGCCAGTTGACCCGCTCGACGGCCGGCTGCGTCGCCACCGACGTGAACGTCTCGGCGTCTAGGCCGTCGGCAAGAGCGTCGGCAATCTCACGCAGCGTGCTGCTCATGGGCCTCGATCTGCTCCACGTTCTTGACCAGCCGCGGGTCGTCCGGGCATCGTCGCACAGCCTCGCGTGCGTACTGCAGGGCTTGTGGGTGCTTGCCTAGATTCCAGGCAGCCACGGCAGCCAGGTCGTAGGCCTTGGTGACAGCGTCCGGATCGGTGGCGTGCGTCGACTCGCCGGTGGCCTGCATGGCCGCCTCCGCGAACGTCAGGCACTCCTGCCACTCCTGCCGCTGGTAGTGCACCCACGCGAGTTGCTGCCACGCGTCGGGCTCCGCCTTCGCCTCGTAGGCTGCCCGGTGCAGATGCCGCTCGTCTTGCGTCAGCCGGTACAGGGCGCGGTAGGCGTAAGACCGCTCCGTAGGCGTGCCCGGCAGGCCGAGGTAGTGTGCGAACGTCGCCGCGGCGGCCGGGTGCCCGACCCACTCCTGCTCGCGGGCCAAGTACCAGTGAGCGCGGGCGTCGTGCGGTGCCTCGCGGACCGCCACCTCGAGCAGCTCTAGGTCCGTCTTGTGCCGCTTGCCCGGCGTCCGGTGGTGGTGGATCTCCAGTCCGTCGGCGACGGCCTGCACCTTTTCGCCCGACCAGCACACGAGCCCCTCGTGCGTCGGTGCCGACCACCGGAATCCGCGGCGGGCGTGGACGCGGTCGGACAGGAAGACCAGCCCGGGCACGCCCGGCGACTTCCACGACCACACGTACCGGTACCGCAGGTTGTTGACGTTGCCGGTCCACGCCCGCTCGATCGCCTCCCGCCACCCGGGTTGCAGCCGCTCGTCGAGGTCCAGCCGCACGCACACGTCCACGTCGTCCGGCAGGTGGTACAGCGACAGGTTGTGTGCGTCGTCCCACCGCCACGGGATCACGTTGCCCGTCATCACCGTGATGCCGCAGGACCGCAGCCTCTGCGGGGTCGAGTCGGTCGACCCGGTGTCCGTGACGATCACCACGTCTGCGCCATCGGTCGACTCGGCCCAGTCGATCGCGTGGGACTCCTCGTTCTTGGCGAGCGCGTAAATGCCGATCTTCACGAGCCGCCCCACGTGTAGATGGTGTCGTGCGGCAGCCGCTCCGCGACGGCGTAGCCGTGAGCCGTGAACCACGCGTGCACGTCGGCGGCCGTGTGGCCGTAGCGCGTCTCGTTGCCGATCGTCTCGACGACCACCGCCGGCCTGTGCACCGACACGGTCACCTCCGCACCATGCAACGCCTGCAGCTCGTAGCCCTCCACGTCCAGGTGCAGGCAGTCGACCGGTGCTGCGAAGTCGTCGAGCCTGAGCGTCGGGATTAGGCCGCCCGGCTGGCAGTAGTAGCCGCCGCAGTTGCCGTCATGGTCCACCCGCATCGACACCGGCTCGCGATCGATGCCGAGCGCCGCCTGCACCTTGACGACGTTTGGCTGCTGACAGTTGCGCACCAAGGCGTGGAAGTTGAGCGGGTGCGGCTCGATCGCCAGCACCTGCCCAAACCGTGACGCGTAGGCCGCCACGTAGAACCCGGCATTCGCGCCGGCGACCACCACCGACCGCCACTGGCGCACGTGCCGCATGACGCGATCCGGCAGGCCGGCCGCCATGTGAATCCAGTCCCAGCAGCCGCGGTCGGCCGCCGGCCACCACAAGCCGTCACGCTGCTCGAGCTGGTCGTCAAGCGTCATGTGATCACCGCACATTGCCGCAGGCCGTCGTCAATCCACCTGGCCGGCCGCTTGGCCTGGTCAAGGAACTCGAGCACCGCCCGCCGCACGTGCGGGTTGTCGCAGTCGTCCGCCAGGATCACCGGGCACGCGGCCACCAGCCGCAGGTCCCGCAGGGCACCCTGGTAGGAATGGTCGCCGTCGACGTGGGCAAAGTCCGCCCGCGGCAGCTCGCGGACGTGCTGCGTGTCCACGACGACGAGCTGGGCATCGATGCCGCGGCGGGCTCGGACGGCGTGCCAGTGCCGCAGGCACTCGGGCGAGTCGTCGTCGAGGCCGCCGTCGATGCAGAGGTACCGTGCCATCGGTGCTGCCACGGCGAACGCCGCGAGCGAGTAGCCCGACCGGGTGCCGATCTCGATTACGCTGCCCGGTGCGAACTCGGCACACACGGCGGCCTTGTTGACGTAGTGGCCGGCGGCCTCGTCCGTCAGGCGAAACCAGTCGCCCGGACGCCAGACGTCGACTAGCGCTGCCAGCACCTGCTCCCTACTCGGTGGCATCGAGCACCTCCCAGACGGCGGCAGCCGGCAGCTCGCACACCCACGCCTCCGCGTCGTGCACGCCGTAGGATACGATCACGCGGTCACTGTGAACCGCGAGGCCGGCGGCGAACTCGATCGCCCGCAGCTCGCGGAACGAGAACCAAGGCGAGACCCGCGCGAGCCGCAGGCCGGCGTCGAGCCAGATGAACCGATGCTCGTACACACGCTGTGAGCCGACGTAGCACACCTCGTGCACGCACCCGAGCCAGCCGTCTTGGAACGGCACGAGCTGCGACCCGCCGCGGAACCGCTTGGCCAGCGGCGTCGTCGCACCGCGCCTCGACAGCACGTAGCCGCCCGGCAGCTCGGGGTTGGCGTCGACGGTGACCAAGTGGCCGTCGTGGTGGCACCCGTAGAGCCAGCCGCCAGGTGCCGCGAGGAACGGCATCCAGTTTTTCTCGTGCTCCTGCGTCGACACGCTGTCGAGCACCCGCAGCTGCGACATGGTGGCCGAGCGGACGTCGAGGTCCGCCGTGGCGATGCGGCAGCGGCCGTCGGTCCACGGCGCGGCGTTGCGCACGGTCGCCGACACGCCCAGACCGGTTTCCGTATGCCGCAGCCGGCAGTCCTCGAGGCCATGCACCGGATAGCCGCTCGTCGGGTACTCCGGGGCGACGATGTGCCGCTGACTGACGACGCCGAGGTCCTGGTTGAACCTGAAGAGGATGTTTTCGGTGCGTATGACGCCGCCGTCCGCCTCGGGCATCCGGTACTGGTGGTCGACGATCCGGTAGTTGCTCGACCGCACGATGCCGATCAGGTCGCCGGCGACGAGCGCGATCGTCGGGTTAAAGGTCGACCACCCGTCGTGCACAGCCTCCACGGCGATCCTGACGTGCCGCACCGCCGGCACCAGCTCGGCCAGGAGCGGCGTGTACCACGCGCGGTTGCTGCGGGCGAGCTGCTCGGTCTCGACCGCCAGGCCGGGCACGGCCAGCAGCTGCTCGGCCGCGCGGCGGCCGGCGGCGATCTCGTCGCAGTAGTAGGCGTGCTGCAACAGCCCGGCCAGGTGCTCCACCATGCCGCCATCGTGACCAGCTGCCGGCAGGCGGCAGAGGGGGTCAGGCAGCCGCGTGGACGGCAGCGTGCCGTACCGTCTCGCGGATGCCGGCGGCCAGGGTGACGGCCGGCCGCCAGCCCAGCAGGTGCTCGGCGAAGGCTGCGTCGACCAGGCTGCTGCCTAGATCACCGGCTCGGGGCTTGCCGTGCACCGGCGGCGGCAGGCCACGGCCTGTGACGGCCTCGACTTCGCCCCGCACGAGCTGCTCGAGCTGAGCCACGCTCGTGCCCACGCCGGTGCCCACGTTGACCGGGAAAAGCCGCCCGTACGGCAGCTCTGCAGTCAGCGCCAGCACGTTGGCGGCGGCCACGTCCCGCACGTGCACGTAGTCACGCATTTGACTGCCGAGGCCGTGAATCTGGCAGGGCCGCCCCTCCATCGCCGCCCGACAGAAGATCGCCACCACGCCGGCCTCGCCGTGCGGATTCTGCCGTGGCCCGTACACGTTGGCGTACCGCAGCGCCACGGCCTGCATGTGGTACCAGTGTGCGTGCCAGGCCAAGTACCGCTCCGCTGTGAGTTTGGCCAAGCCGTATGGGCTGACAGGATCCCGGACGGCCTCCTCGACGGCCGGCTCGCGGACGTTGCCGTATACGACGCCGCCGGACGACGCGAAGACGATCCTCCGGCAGTCATGCCGAACGGCAGCGGATACCACGTTGATGAGCCCAACGACGTTGACCTCGGCATCGAACGCGACGTCCCGCACGGACCGGCTCACGGAGATCTGGGCGGCCTGGTGGCAGATGGCCGTCGGTCGCACCTCTCGGACGACCCGCTCGACGTTGCCGGCGTCCCGCACGTCGACAACGTGCACCGCAACGCCTGGCGGCACGTTGGCACGGCTGCCGGTCGACATGTCGTCGAGAACTGCGACCTCGTGGCCGCCCGCAAGCAGCTGGTCGACGACGTGGCTGCCGATGAAACCGGCGCCGCCGGTGACGAGGATCATGAGTCGGGGAACGCTGCCGTGGGTGGCGTGAACCCTGCCGTGTACCGAGCGACACCTTTGGTGATGCGGAGGTCGTCGATGTACCCAGAAAACGATCGTGTCGACGGAGCGAACGCACCGCCACCGATCACGAGCGGTCCGCTGTTGTTGGTGCTCACCGTGAACGACACGGTGTTGGACGCAGACTGCACGCCGTCAATGAAAAGCCGCAGCGTGGATCCGCTGCGCGTGACGGCGACGTGGTGCCATGCGTTCTGAGTGGGCTCAGTCGTTGTGACCGTTTCGGTGTTTGCAGCCCAAGGCACGAAAATGATCCCACTGCCACCAAATTCGAGCGTCCACGCGTCCGATGCGGTGCTGCCTGACGCACCCTTGCCGACCAGTCCGGCGAATGTCTGATTGCCACCATCGTGGTAGTACCACAGCTCAATGGTGAAATCGCCGGACCCTAGTTCAAGCGCCGTGGCCGACGTGATCTGCACGTAGTCGCCGCTGCCGTCGAACTTGCCACTGGCGCCGCCAAACTTGCTTTGGGTCGTGCTGATCTGTGCGTTGCCGTTGGCCGTCGCGGAGAACGCGTTTGACGACGAGTCGGTGAACGTCGTGCTGGCGTTGGAGCCGTCCATGTGCAAGAGCAGCGACACGCTGGAAAAGTTTGGGTCGCCGTAACTTGGCCACGTGCCAATGCGTCGCTGCAGTTCAACCTCGCGCAGCGTCCAGATGCCGCTGGCCGCCGACTCCGTGACGGTGCGGTTGAATCCGATGTATCCGCCACGAGGCCGTGTCACTAGCTGATCTCCAGATAGCTGCACACGACCTCGATGTCGTTCGACGCGCTCGGCGTGACGACGATCGACCGATCCTCCTCGAGCCAGATCGTCGAGTCCTTGCTGACGACGACGAGCGTGGCATCCGCCGGCACGGCGACCGTTGAGCACAGCGCGTATCCGGTGCCGGCGCCGTCGTCCTGGCTGTGTACCTCAATCGTCACGTCGCAGGAATTCGTGCCGTCGACGTTGGCCACGTAGAGCGACTGCACCTGCAGCGCCTTGCCCGAGCTTGCGGCGTTGTTGAGCAGGACCGTGCCAGTGGCGCCCGTGACCGCGGACAGGTACGCGGTTTTCGCGGTGATGGTCGTGGGTCCGACGATGTTGGGAGCGGCCATGAGTCACCTATGACAGTGCGAGAATCAATCCAATCGGAGAGGACTGCGGACCCGTTGGGCCTGTTGAACCTGTCGGCCCACCAGACGGACCTGTCGGGCCTTCGACGCCGGTAGGCCCGGTTGATCCTGAGATTCCGGTAGGCCCTGTGACTCCTGTGGAGCCTGTTGCACCAGTCGGGCCAACGTCGCCAGTCGGTCCACCAGACGGGCCTGTGGCGCCTCCAACACCGGTCGGCCCAGTTGGTCCGGTCACATTCGACGCAGCACCGGTCGGGCCTGTGGACCCTGTCACGCCTGCTGATCCAGACGAACCGGTCGGCCCTGTGACGCCAGAGGCTCCGGTCGGTCCTGTGCTGCCGACCGAGCCAGTCGGGCCGGTGACTGTGGACGCAGCACCTGTCGCACCGACAGCACCGGTCGGGCCTGTCGGGCCGGTGACCGCAAGATCGATCGGACCGCTGGGCCAGCTGCCCGACTCCTTCGGCCCGTAGAGCTGGCGGCCGACCGTGTCGATGAACAGGTCGCCGTTGTTGCCGACGCCACCCGTCGGCGCAGTCACGCCGGCCAGGACGGGCGATCCACCGGAAGGGAGGCTGTAGAACGGCATGGCATCACTTTGCCCTGTGGGCGGCCTCGATGTGAGGGGGTGCGGTCACGCGTCCGGCCCTGCGACCACGCCCTCTGCCACGCCCACCTTCGCCACATACGCCATCAACGCCCCCACCGCCGCCGCGAGGTCCGCGTCGGCCTCCGCTCCCGCGAGCAGGTCGCGGACGTGGAGCCGCACCGGCTCGGCTGGTGCTTCCTCCACGCCGGTATCGGTGCTACGGAATCGGACGAGGGTCACGCGGGCTTCGGCTTCGCCGCCGACGGTGGGCGATGAGATGACGATTTCACGCACCCAGAGTTTCTCGTAGGTGGCGCTGATCGACAGCGGCTCACTTGCGTACAGCGTGGGAATGTCAGCCATTGATTCGCTCCTCTAGTGCGGCGATGCGTGCTTCCAGTTGCTGGATGTACTTCAACATCGGCGTGATCAACTTGCTGTACGTGACGCCTCGCAGTTGCGGCTCGCCGTCCACGTCATCGTAAAAACACAACTCCGGCTTGACCGCTTCCACGTCCTCAGCGATCAGACCGTAGTCGGTGACGCCGTCGGCCTCGGCGCTGTAGGTGCCGTCGGCGTTCTTCTTGCGGTAGCGGTACGAGACGGGCGAGAGCGCCGAGAGCCATGACACGTCGTCCAGCGTGACGATGTCGGTTTTGCTCTCGCGGATGGAGGAGACGTAGCCGATGAGGCCGCCGCTATCGACAAACACGTCTCGGTTAGTCCCGCCGACTGTGTTGTTGTAGACGCCAGCGGCGGTGATTTTTCCGTTGTCGGAAGAAATTGTCAGCCTTGCGGTGATTGTCGCAGTGTTTCCGGCCGTGCCGCTGGGCGCGGTGTAAAACACATGCTCGCCGTTGTACTGGAGGTACAGGTGACCAAACTGCGTGGTCTTGTACGTGTAGGTCGCTCCGCCGTCGGCGGAAACGAGGTTGGTGTGCAGGTATCCTGCCGCCACTGCTGAGTTGCTGGCTACCGACACGCCGTTTTTCAACTCCAGCACGTTTGTAACATTGCCGCCCCATGTGCTGGGCGTCGCCCCAATCCCCACATTCCCCGACGCATCCACCCGCACCCGCTCGGTGCCGTTGGTGACAATCGACAGCGTATTGGCGTTGCCGCTGACTTGATGGATGCCAGTATCGTCGTCGCCGCTGATCGCCACGCCCGGCTTGTACGAGCCGCTGCTGCCGCTGCCTGCGGTGACGAGCGTTTGACCGCCGCCAGTGATTCGCAGCACTTCTGTGAGCGCCCCTCCGCTCCCTGCGGGCGTAGCGCGGAACTGGATGTCGGTGCCGTGATTGGTGGACGACCAGTTCTCGTTTGCACGGAAATTGATTGTGCCGCCAGCGACATTCGCAGTGCCGTCGGACGCATACGCAGACCACCCAGCGAAGGAGTTTGTGTTGCTAGGCGTATTTGTTGATCCGATTGCTATGCCAGCGGTCGTTGCCCGCGATATTTGCACACCGTCTGTGCTGTTCCACGTCGCAGAGGCTGCGCCTGTAAAAGCCGCCCCCGCCTGTCCGACGATCTGCCCCGCGAACGTGGCGGTGCCGGTGGAGGAGATGGCAAGCGCAGAAGTCCCGCCCGATCCAACGAAAAACTCCAGCGTGCTGCATCCGATAGAGAACTTGTTCCAAGACGAAGACGAACGGTTGAAAGCGTTGATGCGGCTTTCGCCAGAGAAAATGCCGACAAAAAACTCAAGTCCCTCTGCGCCGTCGTTGGCTATGTGCAGTTTCCGCTGTGGTGCACTGGTGCCTATGCCAACCTGACCGCTCGCATCGATCACAAACGGCGTCGTATCCCCGCTCGCGTCGTTGACGACGAATGAGTTGGCGGTGCCCGTGTTTGTCACGGTCAGCGGAACCACGTTGCCCGTGTTGGCGAACGTCGCTGCGCCGGTGAACGCAGGACTCGCCGTCGGCTGCACGCCGATCACCGTGCGTGCCGTCGCGGCGTCCAACTCCTCCACGTCGCCTGCACCCGCAGACGAGCGACCGAGCAGGCGGTCGGTGGCGGAGACGTTTTGAATCTTGGCGTAGGTGACGGCGTCGTTGTCGATCGTCAGCACCGTGCCGCTGCTCGAGATCGTGATATCGCCCTTGTCGCCGTCGCTGAACCCGACGCCGGCCATCCCTGTCGGCCCTGTCGCGCCGGTTGGCCCTGTCACGCCTTGTGAGCCTTGACTGCCAGTAGAGCCAGTTGGGCCTGTCGCACCTGTGGGACCCCCGGATCCCGTGTTGCCCGTCGCGCCTTGCGCTCCGGTTGGCCCTGTAGGCCCTGTTGACCCGACGTTGCCTTGGGCACCCGTCGCGCCTGTTGGCCCAGTCGCACCCACGTTGCCTTGCACGCCCTGCGACCCGACAGCTCCTGTCGGCCCTGTCGCGCCGGTGGCACCGACTGACCCTGTGTCACCGACGATGCCTTGCGGCCCTGTGCTGCCTGTCGGCCCTGTTGACCCAGTCGAGCCGACGTTGCCTTGTGACCCGACAGAGCCAGTTGGCCCAGTAACGCCTTGATCACCTTGGGCACCGGTTGAGCCTGTCGGCCCAGTGACGCCCTGCAATCCCTGCTCGCCAGTCGAGCCTGTTGCACCGACGTCGCCGACCGATCCTTGTGGGCCTGTGCTGCCAGTAGCGCCGGTTGGCCCTGTCACGCCTTGCGAGCCAACGGCGCCAGTTGGTCCGGTGACACCCTGATTGCCTTGAGCACCCGTAGGCCCGGTCGGGCCTGTGGCGCCAACGTCGCCCTGGGCTCCGGTTGGCCCAGTCGATCCCACGTCGCCCTGCGGTCCCGTGCTGCCAGTCGGGCCGGTGCTGCCGACTGCGCCTTGTTCGCCAGTGGCGCCGGTTGCGCCAGTCACACCTTGGTCACCTTGGGCACCTGTCGGGCCGGTGGCGCCTGTGGCACCAACGGAGCCCTGCGGGCCTGTGCTGCCCGTTGGCCCGGTCACACCTTGCTCACCCTGCGCGCCAGTCGGGCCAGTGGCACCGACCTCACCTTGGATACCAACGGCACCTGTTGGCCCTGTCACGCCTTGATCACCAGTGGCGCCTGTCGGGCCGGTCACGCCGATGAGACCTTGAGCACCCGTCGGGCCTGTTGCGCCTGTCGCGCCAACGTCGCCCTGCGCGCCAACGGCACCCGTTGGCCCTGTCGGCCCAGTGACGCCTTGGTCACCTTGCGCGCCAGTCGGCCCGGTGCTGCCGATGTCACCGACGGCTCCCGTCGGGCCTGTCTGGCCAACGTCGCCGACCACGCCCTGGGCGCCGGTTGGTCCTGTCGGCCCTGTCGAGCCTTGTGCGCCCGTGTCGCCGGCGACGCCTTGCGCGCCGGTCGGCCCTGTGCTGCCGACCTCGCCTTGTGATCCCGTTGGCCCAGTCGCGCCAACGTCACCGACGGCTCCGGTCTGGCCTGTCGCGCCTGTCTCGCCTGTTGGCCCGGTGACACCCTCGACACCCTGCGACCCGGTTGGCCCGGTAACGCCTTGGATGCCTTGCGGTCCCGTCGCGCCGACGTCGCCTTGGCTACCGGTCGGCCCAGTCAATCCGATCAGGCCTTGCTCGCCTTGAGCGCCTGTGGCACCTGTCGGCCCAGTGGCTCCTGTGTCGCCGACGGCTCCAGACGAGCCGGTCGGCCCCGTCGCTCCCGTGGCGCCCTGCGCGCCCGAGATGCCCTGTGCACCGGTCGGGCCTGTCGCACCTGTGCCTCCGATGTCGCCTGTCGGTCCTGTCGGGCCTGTCGATCCGACGGCGCCCGTGGAGCCGACCGAGCCTGTGGCACCCACGCTTCCGGTCGGGCCGGTCACGCCTTGGACGCCCTGCGGTCCGGTGATCGATTCGCCTTGGGCGCCAGTTGGGCCGGTCGCACCGGCAACGCCCGTGGCACCGACGCCGCCCGTCGATCCTTGCGGGCCGGTTGGCCCGGTCGCGCCCGAGGTGCTGAACTCCGTCCACGTCGTCAGGTCGCCGCCCAGCTGCCACAGCAGGCCCGTGGCCGTGACGTGCACGAGCATGCCGGCCTCGCGGCGGGCGGCCGGGATCGCGTCCCGTGCGGCGTCGGTGGCGACCGTGCGGTAGCCACCCTTGCCGTAGAGCGCCTCGTGGCTCGGGTGCACGTCGGTCGTCGAGAACGGCACGACCGGTGCGGCGACGTTGGTTCCCTTGATGCTGCTCATCAGCTCACCACGACGACGACGGTGCCGGTGATCGGGTACGTGCTGCGGTAGATCGTGTAGCTACGTGCGGCCTGCCCGGTGAACGTGATCGACCTGGTCGTCGTCTCCCAAGCGGAGTTGACCAAGCCGCCGACCGTGAACGTGGGCGACCCGAACGACGCAGGCAAAACGAAGTGCAGGTAGGCGGCCGTCGCCACGATCGTCCGCGTCTGGCTGCGGCCGTCGGCCATGTCGCTTGTGAGCTGCGACGCAATCTGGCCGTCGGTGATCGCCGCGGCCGTGCTCGCGCCCCACCACCTGACGAGCAGGGCAGGGGAGGTGGCCGTGTCGTCCGCGACGGCCTTCGTGTGGACGCGCATTGTGGCTCGGAACCCGTCGCCGTATCGCCAGACCGGGATACCTCGAGGTGCCGCCACCTCGTACGTCACGTCGGAGCCGCTCTGCGTGTCGACCACGCGGTCGTGCCGCTGCGGCAAGCCCAGCGGGAACGACGCCGTTTTGATCACGAAATCCCGCGACTCCCACCGCTCCACGACGCCGTTTTGGTCGGCCGCCTCGAAGACCGAGCTGCCGACCGTCGCCGTGAGGTAGGCGGTTGTCGCACCGCGCACGTACCGCACCGTCCGGCCGGCCGAGGTCGCCAGCCGGTCAGCCAGCCAGGACGCACCTACGGCGAGCATGTCGGACATCGGTCACTCCACGGCGCGGCAACGCCGCCGCGGCGCGTCGTGGATACGCGCCGGCGGCGGGTTGCGGCAGGTCTCGGACTCGCGTCGGATCAGCGCTCGAGCTTGACGCTCACCGTGGACGCACCCGTCACGGCCTGCGCGACGGCGTAGCCCATGTTCACGCCGGTGACGGTCGTGGCGACGCCGCTGGTGGCGTACCACTTGACCTGCGCACCGGCCGCGATGGTCTCGCTGTTCGCACCCGAGCTGTGCTTGGGCACGCTGTAGACGCCCTCGACGGCGACGACACCGACCGCACCGTTGGCGATGGGGCGCGGCGCGACACCGACGAGCGAGCCGATCACGACCACGTCGCCGGCGGCGATCGCGCCGCTGGCCGTGTGGTCGAGGTAGTAGCCCTTCTGAACCGTATCTGCCATGGAACTAGTCCTCTGCTGCTGATGGGTGTGGGTGCCGGCGGGCGGACACGCTGCCCGCCCGCCGGCGAATGATCACGACACGGTTCAGACGTCGACCTTGACGCCCGCGAGGTACTCCGCCTTCGACACGCCGAAGTCGTAGTAGCCACGCATCTGGACCCCGAGCACGTTGAAGTCGGCCTCGGCCGTCTCCACCACCGGGCTCTGCACGCCGTTGAGGAACGCCACCTCCATCACCGGCAGGTCGGCCGGCGACGCGAGGAGGTAGTGGTCGGTCACGTTGGTGAGGTAGGTGGAAGCCACCACCTCGTAGCGACCGGCCAGCACGTTCCGCTCCGGCTGACCCGTGGTGGCACCGCTCTGGATCAGGGCCGAGCCCATGATCTCCAGCGCGGCGACCTCGAGGTCGACCGGCACGAGCAGGATCCGCGGCGTCACCGCCAGCGGGTTGCCGTCGGGGTCCTTGAGCTTGCGGAACGTGGTGACCACGTTCTTGAGGCTCGACACCGACAGCGCCGCCGACGCCGGCGTGGTGCCGGACGTCATGAGGTTCTTGCGGGCGGTCGTGAAGAACGACGCGTCATCGAGGAACGACGCCCAGAACACGTCGTTGAGCTTGAGCGCACCGCCACGACCGATCCGCTGCGGCACCGCGGTGAGTGCGCCCAGGTCATCGTTGATGAGGTCGGTGCGCGTGACCGACGTCATGATGCCGTAGGTGCTCGCCGAGATCGTCCGCGACTCGTCGCTCGTCGCCGCGTGCTTCAGCTCGCCGCCGTTCGCCACGGCCTCGAACTTCATGCCGCCGTTGAGCCGGTACGACGTCAACGTCTTGAAGTCGTTGACCGCACGCACCGCCGAGATGCTCCGCCACGCCGACTCGACGCTGTCGAAGCCGGCCAGCAGGAACTTGTTCACCGTCGCCGACAGGATGCCGCTGATCGAGTGCGTCGACCAGGCCGCCTGCAGCACCGGACGCAGCGTGGAGCTGGTCAGCTTCTGCGGGCCGTCGTAGCCGTTGGCCACGGCCGCCTGCAGGATCACCTCGCCGAGCGTGATCTGCCCGCGGGCCTTGTGCGCCGCCTCGAGCACCTTGGCGTCGTACTTCTGCTCGACGCCCGGCAGGCCACCCTGCATGGCGAACGAGGCCTGGATCACGTCCGCCGACGGCGGGGCGTGCTCGACGATGTGCACGGCCGGAGCCGCCGGCCGCTCGTCGCGGGCCGCCTTCAGGTTTTCCATCGTCTCGACCTTCTTGGTGAGGGCCTCGACGGCGGCAAGGAGCTTGCCCGTGTCGACAGCCGGTGCAGGATCAGGCACGGCGACCTCCGCCGTGGCCGCCACGGCCGGGGTCGACACGACCTCGTCCGTGGGCTTGGTGGTGGCGTCAGCCGCCATGGTTTCCTCCTCGACGGCCTCTTCGGCCGCGATGGCGACGCTGGTCTCCGCGTCAGCGCCCAAGGTGACAAACGAGACCTCGCGGAGAGCGGAGGCCTTGACGATGCGGACAGGCCCCATGTGGGTCTGCCCGTTTGCTGTGGCGACGGCGTCGGCGTCGACCTTCTGGTGGCGGCGGACGTCGGCGCCGACACTGGCCTGCCAGGCGTAGCCTCGCTCGGCCAGGGCGAGAACCTGGCGGGCCGTGTCGGTGTCGGCCATGATCTCGCCCTCGACGATCAGCTTGGATCCCTCGACGCGGACGCTGTCCGTCTGCCCGAGGATCGACGCGAGCCCGTAGTCGTGACCGAGAACGATCGGGATACGCTGCTTGGTCTGCATGCCGGCCAGGTCGATCACGACCGGCTCGCGGCTCCAGCCCTGACGGATCGGAGCGCCGGTGTAGGCCTCGATCGTGAACCGACGCGGTGAGGCCGCGGCCTCGCCCTCGGCGGCCTGCAGGAACGTCACGCTGGTGTCGAGTTTGATGGTGTTCATAGGAAGTCGATCAGCTCCTCGAGGTCCTCGTCGTGGTCGAAGTCGTCCACGTCACGCCTCCTGCGGGTTGGCCTCCTGCATTGGCTGGGCAGCACCACCGAGGTCGATCGGCAGCCCCAGCTCGCGCATCAGCTCCAGCTCGGCCGCACGCTGCCGCAGCTCGACGTCCCACCGCTTACCCTGGCGGGCGTACTCGCTCGCGAGCGTGGTCGTGTGCGTCCGCAGCCGCACCTCGGCCGCCGACGCCTCCTTGCCGGGGTCGACGTGCTCGCGGCCGTCCCAGACCCAAGCCCAGTTCCACTCCGAGAACGGCGGCAGGCCGTCCGGGACGATGCCGGCCAGGCTGGCTTCGTTGACCCACGCGGCCAGCACGCGGTCGAGACACACCCGCTCGAGCTGGTCGCGGTCGACTCGCTGCATCAGGCCGTAGACCTGGTGGTCCATGCGGCCGCTGGCGTAGTTGTAGGACGAGCTGTCGAGCGCGGCGACGTTGTACGGCAGCTGCATGCAGCGGGCGATCTCGTTGAGGATCTCGCGCTTGAAGTCCTTGTAGGTGCTGGTCGGCTGCTCGGCCTTGAGCTGCGAGATGTCCCAGCCCTCGGGAAGCGTGACCAGCGACCGCTTCCTGATCTCCATCTCAGCAAACGCGTCGACCTCGTCGACCTCGGCGGCCGGCGAGTTGGAGTGGATGAACGCGGCGAAGTCCGCGGCGGTCTCCGCGGCCGCGATCACGGCCTCGGTGTAGCGCCGCAGTTGGCCGAAGAGCCGGAGCGCGGGTGCCACCTCGGGCATGCCGCGGTTTTGGCCGGGACGCTGCCGGCGGAACCAGTGGACGACCGCGGCAGCAGGTACGCGCTGGAACTGCAGGTTGTTGACGCGGTAGTTGCTGCCCGGGTGGAAGTTGAGCACCTGGTAGGCCACCACGTTGCCGGTCGCGTCGAACTCCAAGCCGTCGACCGTGTTGCCCTCTGGCGTGATGGTCTGCCGCATCAGCTCGGTCGGCGTCGCCACCATCTCGGCCTCGACGAGCCGCAGGTCGAGCTGCACGCCCGGCAGGCGGGCGTTGTTGATCATGAGCGCGAACGCCTCGCCGTCGACGACGAGCGCCTCGCGCATCGTCCTGAGCTTCGCCGGCAGGTCGATCGTCGTGCCCCAGTCGTAGAACGCCCGCTCGACGACACGCGCGGCGTCGTCCTGGACGTCGAGCTGCAGACGCGGGCCGGTGCCGACCAGGTCGCTCGCGAGCGTGGCGGAGATGCCGGCCAGGTACGAGTTGTTGTTGCGCTCGTACCGGGCGCGGTTGCGGATCGTGCGACGCACGACCGGCGAGAGCTGCGCGTCGGCTGAGAACGCGTCGGCTACCTGCCAGTGCTTGTAGTCGTCGCCTGACTGTGCAGCCTCATACCGTGCACGAACGACCGGAGCAGCGACGGGTCGCGGCTTGGCCTTGGCACGGAAGAAATCGAGGAATGCCATCAGGAGTACGGCGATGGTGTGAGCTGGTTAAACCGCAGGCCACGCCTCGAGGTCGACGCGGCCGCCTTGCCGGTGAGGTACTTGTCCGCGGCGATCTGGTCCTGGATGGACTGCGCCTCAACCTCGCCGGCGTCCGTGCGGACGCGCTTGGGGCCGGTGGCGGTGTCTTCGATG